GCTCGTGCCCCCCTTGTACAGATTGATGACTCCTTCCCCTCAGATGCACCTAATGAAATGATGGCTAGAGTTAGAAAACTCGCCACTTTCACGTGGTCATCTACGGATGTCATTGATAGAACTTATACATTCAATTTTACCAACGAGTTACTCATTTCTTTATCCCAGATTATCAATTATAACAACTGGAAACATTTTAGGTATGATCATATCATTATCCGCTTGACTGTTAACACCAGCAGATTTTTTAAAGGTGCTATGTTGGTTAGCACTGTCACCTCCCCTCAATCATCTGGTAATTTCTATCTTACTACGCTTGGCCTTTCCCAGATGCCCTCTTCTATACTTGATGCTACGGCTACTCAGACTCTTGAGGTTGCTATCCCGTGGTTATCACCTATAGTTAAACAGACATCGAGCTTCTTTGCCACTGATGAAACTGGTTATACGTCTTTCTCAGTCCTCTCTCCATTAGGTTCAGAAACCGCTATTGGAGTCGATGTTTCAGTTACTGTGTCAATTGAGGCTAATTTTGTTAATCCCAAGCTTATTAACCCTTATCCTGGAGCTTTTCCTGTCCCAGCTCTTAGAGCTCGTTTTGGATATGGTCCTCCCGCCTACACCGTATACCTTACTCAGGGTCCTAACAAAGGCAAAAACGGCGTTGTTAGTGAGGCTTCCAAAAAAGCCAAACAAGGAGCTTTAACAGCCATATCCGAATCTGTTAATTCCATTTCTTCTTCTCTGGTCCGCGTGCCCATCATAGGACCTTTCGCTGAGGGTATTAGCTTGATCTCTTCTGTGTCCACCAAGTTTTTCGATTGGTTAGGCTTATCAAAACCTATCAACGTTACCACTCCTCAGTATGTCATGCAAAACTCTAATCCTTTTTCTCAGACGTTTCATGGTGTGACTACCGCCGTTCCAATGAGCTCAGACATAGTTCCCTACGTCTCCACTGATCCTCATTTGTTGGCAGATACAGCAGATGCGTGTAATTTGATGCGCATCGCTACTGATCCCTCAATAGTTCTTAACGCGCCTATCCCTACCACTGTTGCTGGTGTTCCCGTAATCGTTACTCACGTTGCGGTGTCGCCTACCTGGGGTTTTGGTGACGCTACTGGATGGACTTTGTCCAACACAGCTTATGTCTCCCAGTTCTTTAGGAATTGGAGAGGTGAAATGTCTTATAAGCTATACGTCCCAGCCTCCATTATGTCTAGGCAGAGAATTATTGTTACTCATACTATAGACAAACCGTCCGTTTGGTCTGAGATTTATCGCTCCCAATACTATGAAATACAAGGCAGTACAGTTATTGACATTACTGTTCCTTGGATTATACAATCCCCCTATCTTCCCTGTCCTCAGCTGTCAGCTGAAGTGGATAACCCGTCTCCAAATGGTTATTTAACCATTTGGGCTGCAACTCCTTTGGTCAATGAAAATCCTGGTGTTACTCCCACTGCTCTTCGTTGTATCGTTTTTGGAGCTGCTACCGCTTCTACTCAATTTGCCGTCTTTCGATGCCCCACACTTTTCCGAGTTTTGGTAAATTTATTGCAGGGTTCTTTTGGGGCCACTTCTTCAGGTAACCTTGATACGTTCCTGTGTGAAGATGACATCTCTTCTTTAAGGGAGATTGCTCACCGTCCCAGTTTTATTGGTACTACTGATGTTTCTGCCGGAGGCAACTTTTTTATGCCTCGTACTTTTCCGTCTTTCATGAAATATGTTATTGGTAAACATCGATTCTTTAGAGGTTCTATAAATGTCCAGATTGTCTACAAACTCCCTCCTTTTAATGCTCCAATTAT